TCAAAGAAGAAAGTAGAGGTCGTTGCAACAGAAGTTGAACAGGTGATTGACAATCCTGATTTGACCGACAAGCAAAGACTTTTTTGTATTTTATATGTTAAATACAGAAATAAGACTAAGGCTTATCAAAAAGCCTATGGAGCATCATGGGAAACGGCCAATGCCAATGCATATAAACTATGGGAAAATAAGGGAGTGAAAAAAGAGATTGAACGACTATTATCCGAATATAGAGCGGAAATTGGATTGGATATTAAGGATTTATTTCAATGGTATCTTGATATCGCAAGGGCTGATATCAATGATTTTGTTGAAATTAAGAGTAATAGAATCAAAATCAAAGACGGATCAGAAATAGATGGTGTTCTTGTATCTGAAGTTAAAGAAGGGCAATTCGGAATCAGCGTTAAACTTTATGAAAAATCAAAAGCCATGGATTGGTTGGGACAACACATAGATTTGGCTGATGAAGAACAGAGAGCAAGAATAGAATTGTTAAAATCCAAGGCAAATAATGAAGATGATGAAAATAAAGATAAAATCCAAGCTTTGAGGGATATATTCGAGGATATAAAAAATGGCGATTAGTAATAAGCAAAAAAAATTTTTAGTATCTGCCCTTCCGCGAATGACAATAGTTGAAGGCTGCATATCCTCTGGAAAGACATTTATTTGCAATCATAAATCTATAGAACATATTGTGAGCAATTATACAAAACAGGGACTTATTTTTTTTGTCGGTCGGACGTTGACCACTCTGGAACGAAATGTGCTTGAACCTCTTGCAATGCAATATAATGGATATTTTAAGTATAGTATAAATCAGAAAAAAGCTAATTTATGTGGAATCCGAATCGAACTTGAAGGCTGTAATGATATTTCCGCAGAATCAAAAATCCGTGGTAGCACAGCTGAATTTATCTACGGGGATGAGCTTACTCTTTGGAATAAGCCTTTTTTATTACGTTGCATGGGAAGCCTCCGAACACCGAATGCAGCATTCCTTGGTACTACCAATCCCGATACACCTATGAATTTTGTTAAGGTTGATTATCTTGATCGAATGGAAGAACTCGGGTTACAGAATATTAAGTTTGATATGAATGACAACCCATCACTTACAGAAGAATATAAAAATCAAGTAAGCAGAGAATATGTTGGAGTATTTCATGATCGTTTCATTAAAGGCTTATGGGTGCTTGCAGAAGGACTCATATATCCAAATTATAAGGATTTCATAGTTCCGACAGAAAACCGTGCATACACAGAATATCAAATATCAAGCGATTACGGGATTCATAATCCGACTTGTTTCGGGTTATTCGGGAAATGTAATGATATCTGGTATTTGATTAAGGAATATTACCATAGCGGCAGAGAAACGAACCAACCGAAAACAGATGAAGAATATTATCAGGAACTTGTAAAATTCGCCGGAAACTTACCTGTTAAAAAAATAATCATAGATCCTTCCGCAAGCAGTTTTATAACATTGATAAGAAAAAAGGGAAAGTATTCGGTACGAGAAGCTGATAATTCAGTTATTGACGGAATCAGAAATACTTCAACTGCTTTAACTGTTGGGAAAATTAAAATAAATGATTGCTGCACAAAAATGCAGGAAGAATTTCAAATATATGCATGGGATGAAGATTCGACAGATGATAAACCAATAAAAGAATCTGATCATATGTGCGATATGCTTAGATATTTCTGTTATACGAATAAAATTGTTTATCCTAAACGAAAATCGCTTCTTGATTGACATTGTGCAATATTACCATGATGGTAAAACGATAAATCAATATTACGTATTCGGTATTTGGGATATGAGCATAAAAATAACCAAAATCGCATGTTATTAGGTACTTACCTATGCGCAAAAGAGATGTTTCGCGTAGAGTTGACAAAAAAGGTAATAATCCGAGAGGATTTTACAACACAAGCGGTCTGTACAACCGTAGAGCAGGTTATCCTTTCCCTGCTCTTTTCTTGTGTATATAAAAAAGGATAAAATAAAATTTGAAAGGAATATTGAATTATGAACGAATTAATACCTATCACAGTAAACGAAAATGAGGAACCAATTGTTAGCGCTAGAACCTTGTATGATTTTTTGGATATATCTGAAAGATATTCCAAATGGTTTGAAAGAATGACCAGTTATGGCTTCGCCAAGGATATAGACTATACCCCGTACCAGATAGTACACCCTCAAAATAATCAAGAGTTAGAAGATCATGCTTTAAAACTTGATATGGCTAGGGAACTTTCCATGATACAAAGAAATGAAAAAGGCAAGCAGGCACGTCAATATTTTATCCAGGTTGAAAAAGATTATAACAGCCCTGAGAAAATCATGGCAAGGGCTTTAAAAATCGCTGATGCCACAATTAACACATTGCATCTTGAAGTCAAGATAAAAGACCAGCTTATAGGTGAAATGAAACCCAAGGCTGACTATACAGACAAAATACTTAAAAGCAAAAGCACAATGAATATTAACGCAATCGCCAAAGACTACGGCATGAGCGCCAGAGGAATGAACAAAATACTTCATGAGCTGGGCGTACAGTATTATCAAGATGGACAATGGCTGTTATACGCAAAACATCAAGGGAAAGGCTATACCCATAGCCAAACTATTGATTTTGAACGCAAAGATGGCACACCGGATACAAGACTCCACACACAATGGCGACAAAAAGGCCGTCTCTTCATATATGAGTTGCTCAAAAGTAAAAAAGGGATTTTACCCCTCATAGAACAATAACAACCATGGCGCATAAAGCGTCTATTTTTATGGAAATTAAGGAGAACACAATATGGAATCACTTGAAAATTTACCCGTTGCCGCGATTGGAGGATTCGGATATCCTTTTAAATCAAAGGCTGATGAAGTGAGAGAACTCATGGAAATAGCACAGGAGTGCGGATATGAAAAGGACAAAATTCTGTTTGAAGAAATGTTAAATACTGTATACCGCGGAATATAGGCAAGGCAAGCTATTGCGTTAATAACAGGAAGGGAGGTTTCCCATAAAAACAGCACAAGACTTTTATGCATCAAAAGATATAGTTTCATTTATTTCACAAGCAATCCAAGGTTATAGAGCATCGGCAGAATTTAAACACATGCTTGAAGCTGAAGCATATTTTCTTGGGGATAATGTTGCAATTGCTAATCGCCCTAAATGGAAAATGAAAAAATCAGGAAAAACATTAACATTCAGCAAGAATATTACTATATCTAATTATTTTTTTAGATTTGTCGTTCAACTTGATCAATTTTTGCTTGCAAACGGAGTTCAGTTAGAAAAAGAAGAATATAAGAAAAAACTGGGCTCAGGATTTGACAATGTCTTTGAAGAAGCTGGGGAAATGGCATTGATTCATGGGGTAAACTATTTATTTTATGATCATGATCATGTAAAAAAGTATGAAGCGGCAGGTAGTGGGGGAAATAAAGGATTTTTTCTTTTGTTTGATGAACGAACAGGGGAGCCAGCTGTTGGCATAAGATTCTGGCAAATAGACAAAACAAAGCCAATGTATGTTGAGTTATATGAAATGGATGGTATAACAGAATTTTCTACAGAAAAAGATAATAGGCTTGGAATTATATCACCTAAACGAGCATACAAGCGGAGTATTGTCAGATATCCAAACAATACTCTCCCCGAGGAAGTTATAGGAGTAGAGAATTATAAATTATTTCCGATAGTGCCATTTTATGCCAATAGAAATCATAGAAGCGAATTCACTAAACCAATTAAAACAAAGATTGATATGTATGATAAGATATCGTCAGATTTTGGGGATAATCTGGAACGCACTAATGATATCTTGTGGGTATTCAATAATTTTGGCGGTACAACAGATGAAATCATGGAAGCAGTTGCTGAACTCAACGAAATGGGGGTTACCTATTCACAATCTGATGGCAGTGGCAATTCTTCTGTAATGCCACACACAGTAGAAGTTCCTTATTCCGCCAGGCAAGTGGCGTTAAAGATATTAGAGGATGCTCTGTATGCAGATTTCATGGCAATGAATTTCTCTGAAATATCAGGTGGATCATTGACCAACGTTGCTATTGATACCGCAAAATTCAATTTGAATACAAAATGCAATCGGTTTGAGTATCAAGCGTTCCAGGCAATAAGAAAATTATTGCAAATTGCAGGAATCGAGACAGAAAATATTAAATTCAGGAGGCAAGCAGTATCTAACCAGACAGAAAATATTAATAATGTATTGGCTGAATATGACCGGCAACTATTAGATAAGCAGACAGCTCTTGAAAAGCTGGATAATATTGATATTGATGAAGTTGAGACCATATTAGGGAGATTAAAAGCAGCAGAAGAAGATATGCTCAGTGAGATGAAACAATTTAGGCAGCAAGCACAGGAAGAGATAAATCAAGAGAATCAGGAGGCCGAAGAATGAAAAAAGTATTTTTGGGCGGTACATGCAATGAAAGCACATGGAGAGAGTATTTAATCAAACTATTAAAAATCGACTATTTTAATCCTGTTGTTCCTGATTGGACGCCAGAATGTATGGAAGAGGAATTAAGACAGCGTGAAACATGTGATTTCGTCTTGTATACCATCACTCCTAGAATGACAGGAGTATATAGCATAGCGGAAGTTGTTGACGATAGCAACAAGCGACCTGAAAAGACAATATTCTGCCTGCTGACATACGAATGGGATAAATCAACATGGGATCATGGTCAATGGAAATCATTGAATCAGGTTGGTAGAATGGTCGAACGTAATGGTGGAAAATATTTTACTGATTTACACGATGTTGCTGATTATTTGAATATGAAGGAGCTGAATAGTTGTCTATCTTAAGGCGCAGTAAAGAAGTTCAAGAAAAATATTGGTCAGAACG